GTTCCGCATCATCCCTGCAAACTTTTATGAGCCATTTCCCAACGACCGTTTTACTTTCCCATGAAAATTGAACAATTACCCACAGCCGACCTCATCCCATACGCCCGCAACACGCGCACCCACTCACCCGAGCAGGTGGCGCAGATCGCCGGAAGCATCCGCGAGTTCGGCTTTACCAACCCGATCCTGATCGACGCCGAAAACGGCATCATCGCCGGTCATGGCCGAGTGATGGCCGCGAGCAAGCTGGGGCTGGCGAAGGTGCCGTGCATTCGCCTGGCACACCTGACCGACACCCAGAAACGTGCTTACATCATCGCCGACAACAAGCTCGCGCTGAACGCCGGGTGGGATGAGGAGATGCTCGGACTAGAACTTGCCGATCTGCGTGAGGCAGACTTTGATCTCGAACTGCTTGGTTTTGATAATTCAGAAATTGAAGATCAATTAAATCAAGAAACCGTAAAAACTAACGATGATGTAAAAATAAATTCTTGCTTTGAAGTGATCGCTGAATGCGAACATGAAGAAGAACAACAAATGGTATACAACATCTTAACCGAGAAAGAAATAAAATGCCGAATCTACACATTGTAAGAGAAACAAAAATTGAAAAATCATTTCGAGTTTCTCAAATTTGTGGGATGTTTGATTTTGATCAATCCACAATTCGTGAAGAATGGAATTCAACTTTGCCCGTTCATGAAAAAAAATGGGGTATCGGTCTGATAGTCGGTTCTTCAGGCTCTGGCAAAACAACTTTGGCAAAAGAAGCTTTTAAGGACTTCAAATTTCACGAAGGATATAAATGGGATTTAACTAAATCAGTTGCTGATGGGTTCCCTGATGAATTCAACGTGAAACAAATTGTTTCAGCTTTTAACTCAGTGGGATTCAGTTCACCTCCTCATTGGTTAAAACCTTTTTCACATTTAAGCAATGGGCAAAAATTCAGAGTTGAATTAGCGCGATGTATTTTAACTGAAAAAAACGGTATTGTTTTTGATGAATTTACATCAGTAGTTGATAGAGACGTTGCCAAAATAGGTTGCGCCGCAATTTCGAAATTCATCAGAAAAATGAAAGTCCTCCGTTCGTCGCGGTTTCTTGTCATTATGACATCATTGACTGGCTAGATCCAGATTGGGTGTTTGATGTCAATTTGCAGCGATTTGAATGGAGGGAGCGAAGGCGATTCCCTCAAATCATCATCAACATTGAAAAAACAGATCGAAAAACGTGGGACTTGTTTAGGAAATATCATTATTTAGATCATAATCTAAGCAATTCGGCTCAATGCTATCTCGCAACTTGGGAAGACAAACCAGTTGGTTTTTGTTCAGTGATTCATTTCCCACATCCTAGTTCTAGAATTCTAAAAAGAGAACATAGAACCGTAGTGTTGCCAGACTTTCAAGGAATAGGAATTGGAAATCGCTTGTCTGAATTTGTCGCCAAAATTTATGTCAATTTGGGTTATCGTTTCATCAGCACAACTTCAGCTCCCAGCATGATTAAATATCGCAGCAATTCAAAAAACTGGCGTTGTCATAGATTTGGAAGAGTTGCAATGCCTAAAACTGGAATTCAAAGCAAAGACAAATCCATTTCAATAAAACGGATCACTGGAGGTTTTGAATATATAAAATCATGAGCGCGAAGAAACAACCAGCGAAGAAGGCAACTAAGACAGCACCGGAGAAGCATGTTGCGCCGAAAACCGCGCAGGCGGACACCACACAGCTCTGCCGCCTGTTCAACCTGACTTCGGCACGCATCGGACAACTTGCCAAAGATGGGATCATTTTCAAGACCGAGCGCAACCAGTTCGATCTTTGGCGCAGCGTGCGCGGCTACATCGAGTTCCTTCAGAAGAGCAAGACCGAGGGCGCGAGCCACATGGAGCGAAGCGGTGTGACAGGCGACCCGCAGGAGCTACAAGAATTGCTGCGACAAGTCAAAGCAGCCCGCACCTACAACGATGCCAGAACGCTCAAAGTGCAGATTGATGCACTTCGCGCAGGCTACTCACTCCAGGTCGAGCAGGAGCGGTATTGCTCAATCGCTCAAATCGAGGATGGCATGGACGGCATCGCAGCCGTGGTGCGCAACGCAATCAAGCGGCTGGAAGCGGACCTGCCGCCGATGCTTGAAGGGCTGGACGCATCCGGCATGAAACGACTGATTGCGGAGAAATCCGCGCAGGTAATACAAATTATTTATGATGAAGGTGAGCGAATCAAAGCGCCAATTTCTGGAGAAGTCCCGCCGAATTAAGCGGGCATTCTTCAAGAACTTCCGGCCACCCAGCGACCTGACGCCTGCCCAATGGGCAAGCGATCGCGTTGTTATTCTCGACGGACTGACGCCGAAATACTCGACGGTCAACGCGCCGTGGCAGACCGAGCCGCTCAACATCGTGTCCGACCCAGAGGTGAAGGAGGTGGTTTATCTGGCACCGATTGGAACCGGCAAAACGACATTCATGGAGGCTGGGCTGTGCTACATCATTGCGGAAGACCCCGGCCCGACGCTGCTGGTTGGTCAAACCGACGACGACCTCAAAGACTGGGCAGAAACTCGGATGGACTACGCCATCATGCAAACTGCGGAGACGGCTGCACTGCTCCCGCGTGACAGGCACAAGAAGCGCAAGATGGAAATCCTGTTCCCGTCGATGAGCTTGTTTTTGACCGGCGCGAACTTGAGCGGGCTACAATCCAAGTCGATGCGTCGGGTGTTCTGCGACGAAGCATGGCAGTATCGCCCCGGCATGCTTAACGAAGCCCGCGGCCGATTGCACGACCGCTGGAACCGGCAGTTCTTCATCTTGTCTCAGGCAGGTGTTAAAGGCGATGACTTGGACAAAGCATGGGGGCATTCCGACCAGCGAGAGTTCAGTTTCTCCTGCCCAAGCTGCGGAATCGTGCAGCCTTGGAAGTGGTGCAACGTCGTCGGCTACGAGGACGAGACGCTGAAGCCGCTGGAGCGGTCGCAGCTGGCGCGGCTGAAATGCGACAACGCCGACTGCGACTGGACGTGCGATGATTCACCGCAACCGAGGCGGGCGCTGGCCGAGGCTGGGCAATACGTCGCCACCGCTGTCGGCATGCCGGGTCACGTCGGCTTCCACTATAACGTGCTGGCCAACTGGCGCAAGCCGCTCTGGGAAATCGTCCTGCTATGGCTGGAGGCAAAGGCCGCGATGCGCGTCGGCAACGTCGATCCGCTGCGGCAGTTTATTCAAAAGCGGCTGGCCGAGACGTGGGAGGAGGATTTGACCGACAACCGCGCGGCACTAGTCGGCAATGGCTACCTCGTCAGCGAGTTCACCGCCGGGCAGAAGATCGAGGAAGAGGCACACCGATTCCTGACCGTGGACAAGCAGCGCGACCACTTCTGGGCGGGCGTGCGGGCATGGCGTGCGAGCGGCGAATCGATGCTGCTTTGGTATGGCCGGATCGAGACGTTCGACGGTGTGCATGACCTCGCCCTGCGCTACGGCATCAAGCCGCAGATGGTCTTCGTCGATGCAGGCTACGACACCGACCAGGTCTATTCGGCATGTGCGCGGATGAACTGGACAGCACTTCACGGGAGCGGGCAGAAGTCATTCGCCTACAAGAAGCAAAACGGCGATGTAATCCACAGGCCGTTCACTCGATTCCAAGACGCGACCGCCAGCGGCGGTGGGAAAGCCCGCTACTCGCACTGGGCGAGCGACCGGATTAAAGACATTCTGCACGCGCACCGCACCGGCATCGCAGGATCGTGGGACATCCCCGACGACATCTCGATGGACTTCCTCAAGCAGATTGACAGCGAGGTCAAGAAGGAGGTGACCAACTCCAAGACCAAGCAAGTCGAATATCGCTGGACTCGAACTCGGAACAACAACCACGCGTGGGACGTGGAGGCTATGCAGATCGTGGCGGCGCTCATGCTCAAGATCATACCCGGCTTCGATGTTTGACATGCGCGTCTAGTCGATGGCTGCCAACGTCCGAGAAGTCGCAAGAAATTTGTTCCACTACGCCAACGGCAACCCTCAGCGGATCGCCGGGATCAAGACTGCGTTCGACGCGGCAATGAGTGGCGCACTTACCAAGGGCGGCATGGACAGCATCACGTCCGCAACCAAAAACGGTGTGACCATGGCGAAGCTCGTCGGGCTGAACGAAACTGAGCGGCAGACCGCCCTACGAATGGCCATGGAATATCTCGGCATCGGCTTCGTGCCAAGCAGCAGCCGGTCGATCGGTCGATTTTAACAACGGACACCATGGCAATACTCGATCAATTCGGCAGACAGATCAGCTACAAGGCGGCACGCGCGGCACAGGACACGCGGTATCGCCCCTATGAGCCGGTTGAGAAGAAGGACATCAGCGACCTGGTGCCTGCGCTCGACCGCGTGACATTGCAAAGCCACGCTCGCCGGATCTATCTCAACTTCGGGCCGATCAAGAACGCCATCAACCAGCGCGGGATGTATACCGTCGGGCGGGCGTTCGTGCCGATTTACACCGGCGGCGATGCAGACTTTGGCGCAGCCGCCACCAAGTTCCTGATCGACAGCTTTTACCCCATCGGCGATGGGCGCGGCGGGATGCACGATCTAAAGACCAACCTCTTCGGATTCTCGACCAGCATCGACGTGGACGGTGAAATCTTTATTTTGCTCACCGAGACAGCTACCGGCTTTCCGCAATATCAAGGCATCCCATCCCACCGGATCGCCACCCCGCGCGGATTCACCGACGGGCAGATTTATCGCGGCGCCATGCTGCAAGACGGCATCACCTACTTCCCAAGCGGAGAGGCCAAGGAATATGCGTTCTGCGACAAGCGCGGCGAGCTTGACCAATGGCTACCGGCTCAGAACGTCATCCACCTGTTTGATCCCGAGTATCAATACCAGGCACGCGGCCTGACCGCCCTCACGCATTGCATCAACGATTGCCGTGACATGATCCAGAGCACCGAGTGGGAACGCTTGGCGATGCTCCAGATGTCCAGCATCTCGCTCGTTGAATACAACGACAACGGCGGCCCAGATCTGGACGACCCATACAACGCGCTCGTCGGCGACACAGCATCCTGCAAAGGCATGACCGTTGAGTCACTGGACGGCGGAACCGTCCGCTATTTCCGCAGCAACAGCGGCGGCAAGATCGAGACGCTCGTCAACAACCGCCCCGGGAACCCGTTCCTCGATTTCCACAACCGCCTGCTCAAAGGAGCGTTCGCTGGACTCAACTGGCCGATGGCACTCTACGAAGGCCACGCAGCCGGGGGCGGCACGGCGCAGCGCACCGAGATTGCCATGGCTCAACGCTCGGTCGAGGACCGGCAAGACCTGCTTTTCTATGCGGCGAAGCGGCTCTGCGGCTACGCCATCGCCAAGGCGATGAAGCGCGGCGACCTGCCGCAATCGCCCGACTGGTATCAATGGGAATTCTCCACACCGCCCAAGCTCACGATTGACGATGGCCGGATTACCAAGGAGCTTGAAGCTCTTTGGAAAATGGGAGCTGCCAACCTGCGCGATATCGTCAGCATGCGCGGCAAGACGCTGGAGGCTCACTACACCGAGCGGGCGCAGGAAGTCGCGCTGCGGAAACTTGCAGCCCGTGACGCGGCGACGCTTTACGGCGTGGACGTTGACGACCGCGAAATGTCTATGCTCACCCCAAACGAAATGGCACCAACTTCCCAACAAGACCCCCAATGAAACTCCTCACCATCGAAAACCGAGTCGCCAAGGTGCGGCTGAATGATGCCGTCACGCCATGGAGCGCAGACGATCTAATCGCCGACATTGAGCGCAGTTACGGACAGAAGGCCGTAGCTGAGAACATGACGGTCGGCACAATCCAATGCTCCGCCGACGAGGCACTTGAAACGCTGGAGATCGAGATTAATTCACCAGGCGGATCGGTGCTCGACGGGTATCGCGTCTACAACTCGCTCATGCAAATGCGCGGTCGCGGCGTCGAGATCATCGCCACAGTCAACACGCTGGCAGCATCCATGGGCAGCGTCATCCTCATGGCCGCCAACAAGGTGCGGATCGTCGAGGGCGGGCGCATTATGATCCACGAAGCCAGCCAAGCAGTCGCCGGTGATTCAGCCACGCACGCCCGCGCTGCGAAATTGCTGGAGGAAATCTCTGAAGAAATCGCCGCGATCTACGCCAAGCGCACCGGCGGCGACCCCGACGAAATGCGAGAACTCATGAAAGCCGAAACGTGGATGGGCGCAGCCGAAGCCATGGAGCGGAATTTCGCCGATGAGATCGTGCAATTTGACACTCAACCAAAAAGCATGAGCATCCTCGCTAAATTATTTCCTGGCAACGACGAAGCACTCAAGATCGAGGCTGCTATCGCTGAAAACGATTCCCTTCGCGCTGACCTTACAACCGCCCAATCTCTCATCGAAGAACTCAGCGGCCACGCCCAGACGATTAACGAACTTCGCGCCCAGCTTGCCACCGAGCAAGAAAAGGCAGTCGAGGTGACTGAAAAGGTTGAAGAGCTTGAGAAAAAAGCCGAAGAGCTTGAAACCAAGGTCGAGGAATTGGAAAAGGAAATCGAAATTTCTGATGACAAGGTAAGCGCACGCGCGTCCGAACTGTTGGCCAGCACCGGCCATCCTGCGCCTGTAGGACTTGCCGGGGACAACCACGAGGCACCCGTCAGTCATCTGAAGGCCATGGCCACGATGAACCCAACTCAGGCAGCCGAATACTTCGCACTTCACAAAGCCGAAATCCTCTCTGACAAAAACCGTTACGCAGTCTAATCAAATTTTTTAATTCTCAACTAATCAACCACCATGGCCACCATCGCCCTTAACGACAAAATCTTTACCCAGATCGCCCTTCAGGCGTTCGTGGCAAAGCTCTCCCCTCTCAACGCCTTCACCCGTGACTTCAGCGGCGACGCTCGACGCAAAGGTGATGCCGTCATCGTGCCGCTCATCAGCGGCGTGACTGCAACCACCTTCAACCAATCCTATGAGGTTGGTGGCGGTGCAATCACATTCGCAACGGTCAACGTCAACCAGCACCGCATCGCATCTATTGATCTCACCGATGTGCAAGTTTCCAACAGCTCCGCGGCTGTCATGGACAACCTCGCCATCCAAGCCGGTGAGTCGCTTGCTCGCATCGTGCTGCAAGACATTTGGTCTGCAATCACGGTCGCCAACTTCGGTGCTGCAATCCTGACGACTGCCGGTGCGAACTACACTATCGCTCAAATGGGCGCACTCCGCAAAGCACTTGCCCAGCGCAACGTGCCGACCGATCGCCTCAGCTTCATCTCCGACAGCGAGATTTACACCGGCTTGCTTACCTCGTCTGGAGTCGCCCAAGCGCTCAACTACGGCGGTGCTGAAGCAGTCCGTGACGGCCAGATCCCACGCTTGCTCGGGATGCAAATCTATGAGTCCAACATCATCCCGGCCAACGCGATGACCAAGCTCGGCGGATTTGTTGCCCACCCCGACTCCATCGCAATCGCAATGCGCTACCTCGAGCCACAAGCCGCCGGTGAGTATCTCGCCGCCGAGCAAGTGACCGCGAGCAACGGCATCACGATGGGCTATCGCCGCCACTACAACACCTCGACCGGTCGCCACTATGCGAACTTCGAGTGCTTGTTCGGCTTTACGCCTGCGCTGACTCTCGGTCTTGCAATCGTTACGATTCCAGCGTAAATTTTCTGGGTTGCATGTCATTACCGTCATCTCGGGAAACCGGGGTGGCGGTTTTTTCGTGTTGCAAGATCTACCCGCTTGCATTACATCGCCTCCAGATATGAAAAACAAACTGAGCCTTTGCGTCATCACCGGCAACGCCGAAAACTACATTACCCGCTTCCTCGATCATTTCGAGAAGATCGCCGACGAGATTATCGTGGTGAGGGCAATCGGCAACCAAGAGCCAGACGGCACGCTTGAAATTGCCATGCAGAGCGGGTGCATCATCGGCGAGTATCTCAACTTCTACGACTGGCCGCACGTCGATGACTTCGCGGCAGCTCGCAACGCCGCCCTTGATCTTGCCACCGGTGAATGGCTCATGTGGGCAGACACCGACGACACCATCACGCCGGAGGACTGCGCCACCATCCGCAAGATGCTCCCTCAGCTCGGTGATGACATTCAAGGCGTGCTCATGCCCTACGCTGTCCCCGACGATGGCATCACATTGCACCGAGAACGCCTCTGGAGGCGAGGAGCGGCACGGTGGCACAATCCCATCCATGAGTCGCTCAAGTTCGCTCCTGACGCTCCTATGGCTCGATTCGACAAGGTGCAGGTTCTTCACCTCCCGCACGGCAAGCGCAAGTCATCCAGCGACGAACGCAACCTGCGGATTCTGCGGTCGATCCCAGAAGACGAGATCACCAGCAGCCAGCTTTTTTATACGATGCAGAGCGAGCGCGCCCTCGGTCAGATCGAGGAGGCCACGGCGACCGCCGCGAAGCTCTGCATGGCACCCGATGCAGGGCAGCCGGAGCGATACGAAGCGTTTCTCGTCATGGGTCAGATGGTGCCGGATGCGGCGACACGTTCGCAGCTCTACCTTCAAGCCATCGCCGTTTCACCTGACCGGCGCGAAGCCTACGCCGAGCTTGCCATGGAGGCGCTGAAAGCCAACCAGTTTCCTCTCGCGCTCGGCTGGTCGGAAGTGATGACCTGCCTGCCGACACCTGCCGCTTGGTGGTGGAACAGCCGGAAAAAATTCTACGGCTGGCAGGGCGTGCAAGTGCGCGGCATGTGCCTGCGGGCGAATGACCGCTATGAGGAAGCGGACGCTATCGAGGCGAATCATTTCGCGCGGAACGGCGCGAAGATCAGCCTGCTCCACGCAACCCGCGGTAGACCGGCGATGGCTTATAAAGCGCGCGCGACATGGCTGGACAAGGCAGCAGACCCCGACGCAATCGAGCACATCTTCGCGCTTGATCCCGACGATGAGACAATCGGGCCATTCATTACCTGCCGCCACGTCATCAACCAGGGGGCTGGACCGGTAGCAGCGTGGAACAAAGCGGCAAGGTTTTCCAATGGCGAAATCCTGATCCAGCTTAGTGATGACTGGGAGCCGCCGATGCACTGGGATAAGCTCATACTGGCTGCGATTGGCGACACGTCGAAGCCCGCGGTGCTTGCTGTCAGCGACGGACACCGCACCGACCAGTTGCTCTGCATGGCTATCTTGACCCGCGCCCGCTACAAAGCTCAGGGCTACATGTTCTATCCTGAATTTTTCAGCATGTTCTCGGATAACTACTTTACCGACCGCGCCTATGCCGACGGCGTGGTGATCGAGGCGAAGGACATCGTGATCGAGCACTTGCACCCAGCGTTCGACAAGGGCGAGATGGATGAGACATACGCCCGCAGCAATGACCCGGCAAACTACGCCGCCGGGCTGGCAACCTACGAAAAACTCAAGTCATGAGTCACAAAGGCGACTGGCATCGGCTGGGCGATGCACCGGCATACCGAAATAACTACGACGCGATTTTCAGAAAAAAAACACATGATCCTATCAATACTGACCCCGACAATACCAAGACGCGAGAAGCAGCTTCAATCCCTCCAATCAAAGATCGAAGCGCAAATCAGCGGGCAAGCCGTCGAGCACCTGATCCTCAGTGACAACCGCAAACGCAGCATCGGGGCAAAGCGGCAGGCATTGGTCAACATCGCGCGCGGTCAATACATCGCCTTTGTGGATGATGATGACGACATCGCAGATGGCTACATCCAGGAGTTGTTGGCAGCAGCCGCCAGCGGTGCCGACGTGATCACGTTCCTGCAAGGTGCCACCTACAACGGCCAGCAGAGCGTAGTTGATTTCCAACTTGGGCAGGGCGATCAGGATTTCCAACCGGGCGGCATTACCAACCGCGATGCGTGGCACGTCAACGCATGGCGCAGATCCCGAGTGGCGCACTGCCAGTTCGGCGAGTCAAACTACGGCGAAGACCTGACATGGTGCCAGCAAGCCCGGCGCATGGCCGAAACGACTGTTCACATCCCAAAGATACTGCATTTCTACCGCCACGACGCAGCGACCACCGCCGCGCCGGAACCGAGTTGACACCCAGCCCCATAGCATGAGCGGCATAGATGATTTTTTGAACGGCGGACACACCGAGACGGACGAGCTGATCGGCACGCGGACGATGGTCTGCGCCGGGCAGACATTCGCGGTCGTGTTCAACGATGCACGGAAAAGCTACGAGGGCGCACTGGGCGGGCTGGAGAGTGACCTGCAAGCGACCGTGGTAGCGCAACCGGGCGCAGTCACGAACGCCATCAGCCTGCTTCAGAAACGCTGCACCATCGACGGTGATGCGTTCCGCGTGGCAGAGGTGGCAGTCGGTAACGTGGCGATCACGTTCACCCTGGCAAGTGCCGGGGATGCGCGATAAAAAAAGGTCTTTACAACTTTCTAGGCAAAGCCTATAAGGGGGCGTGCAAGTAACTCTCCTCCGCGACTACCAAGGCCAACCGGTTGACGGCTGGCTTATGTCCGAGAAGTTGGATGGCTGGCGCGTCATGTGGGACGGTGTCGAGTTCGTGACCCGCGAGGGCAACGTGCTGGCCGCTCCCGCATGGTTCAAGGCTAACATGCCAGCGGTCGCGCTCGACGGCGAGCTATTCGCCGGACGCGGCAACTTTAACGCAATCCAGACACTTATGGCCGCAGGTTGGCACGGCCTGACCTTCCAAGCGTTCGACGCGCCAAGCGCAGCACCGTTCCGCGCCCGCTACAAGAATCTGCTGACCCTCGACCTTCCCGCCCACGTCGGCATCGTCAAGCAAGTGCGCTGCACCGACACCCGCCACCTGATCGAGCACACCGACGAGATCGTCACGTCAGGCGGCGAGGGGGCCGTGGTGCGCAACCCGCGAGCCCGTTACGTCGCCGGTCGCACTGATGACGTGCTGCGCTGGGTGCCACAATGTCCGCGCATGAATCGCCGCAAGGCTGCCTGATTTTGACTCCGCGTCTAAAGCGTGGAGACACAGATACAGATGGATGCGGCGACTATCGCCAAGTTCGAGCGCACGCTGGCTGAGTTTGCCGAGGCCACCGGCAAGACTGCCGAGGACGGAATGAAGCGAATTGCTAAGGCATCCTGCAAGCGCCTTGCATCCACCGTGCATCCCTATGGGCTAAAAGGTGGCAAGCTGGAAAAATTCAAAGAGAGCGTTGCAACCCAAGTGGATCGTGCATGGTTCGGCACCAACCTCGGCGCGTTCCCGGCTACAAACAACATGCGCGACGCTCACTATGGCGCTCGCCGAAATGGCGTCGTGCCGAAACGACTTTTTCGTAAAGAGAAGGGCAAGCCATGGCTCGACCTGATCCCGGCATCTGAGCGCGATACCTACAAGAAGATCGCCATGGAAAAGGTCGGACGAGCGAAAGCCGCGTGGGTCAAGATCGCCAATGACCTCGGTAAACCAAAAATGAGCGGCCTAGACTCAACCATCACTCGACATCTGCAAGGCGCAAGGGGCAGCTACACGATCAGCGGCACCGGCATTCAGACCTCAATTAAGATTTCCAATGACGTTACCTACATCAAAAAAATCCAATTTACTGAGGACATAGCAAAAGCTGCGGCCGAAGGCATGAAAAACGGCCTGAAATGGATGACAATTACCACTGCCAAGACCATCGAGAAAGCCAACAGGCAACTTTTATGACAACCTCCCAACGAATCAAACTCTCCCTGATCGCTGTGCTTGAAGCAAGCAAGCCGGATGAATCAATCAGCGTCGTGGATGCAAAGAAGCGCGGGGAGCTGTCCTTGCCGTTGCTGGCCGTGGACGTGACCAGCGCCACCGCCCACAGCGAGGCACTCCAGACTGTCGAGCGGATCGAGCTGACTGCTACCCTGCGTGTCCATGCCGGTGATGACGAAGACATCGACGCATGGATCGACCAAATCGAGACAGTCTTGACTGATGTGAGTTTCATGAAAGCGGCGACCAGTGACCTCGTCAAAGTCTATGCGTGGACGTATTCCGGCAGCGTGCAGGAGTGGGATGAAAGCGTGCTCGAGGTATCGTTTGCCATCGAAACTCTATGTGCAAGATTCGACCCACAGGCGCAGAACGACCCGCCGTGATTTGACATAACCCACAAGTTTGAACCTTCAAACTTATGGCCGCCACCGTTTACACCGCATCCACCGCCGCTGACCTAGAGTATGGTATCGTCAACGAGACGAATATCATCTTAACCTCTTTCTCCCGTAACGTCAGCTCGGTGAAAACCGAGGTGCGCGATGCAGACAACGATGTCGTTGCAGTCGCTTATTCTGGCATGACCGCAGCCATCACTCTTGACGGATTTATCAATGGCACCGCCACCTATGACGTGGCCGCTTTGCTGACCATCGCCAACGATACCACCACGAGCGGGCTCACCGGCGGAACGATTATCGTCGATTCTGTTAACGAGTCCACCGCTCAAGGCGAATTCAAAAAAATCAGTGTTTCGGCTACGCAGTATGCAACAGTGATGAGTGTATGATTTCAAAGCCGATGGCACCCCGGCTAATGGGTGCCAAATAAATTATGACAAACAAAACAGAGCTTTTTCACACGACCAACGTAAAGGTCGCCACTGCGTTGCTGACTCTTGGATTTGAAAAAATCACGATCAGTTCGATAACACGCACCGACGGGCAAAACAGCATTGTCTTTTGGTTCGCTGGAACAAATCCCGATGGGCTTAAAGCATCTGCCGTATTTCACGGAATGACCAAAGGTGGCTCAGCGCTAGCGCGCAGTGAACCTGAAAACGTCATCAATTACCTGCGATGCTACGCGGGCAACCGAGACGAACTAATCGCTGACATCCATCACACGCCCAAAATGGTCGTGATCGAGAAAGATGGGCAAAAAATCGCCATTAGCGCGACCGCCAGCGAGGAGACAAAACGGCAAATTGCCGAAATGATTTAACCACAAAAAAAATGAGCATAGAACTACTGACAGACGACGAGGCACTGCGCGAGCAGGGCATGACCCAAGGCGACAAAAAAATCAGCGGCATTAAGATCCGCCCGATGACGGCTTTGAGCTTGTCATGGCTGCAACGCAATGACGTATTCGGCGACAACGGCGACTCGATGCAAAAAACTGCGGCTTTCGTTTATCTCCACAGCGAGCCGCGCGAAGTAATCCGCAGCGTTGTCAATGACCGTGCAGCGTTCCTCGACGCGATTGACGACTGGATCGAAGCGAAATTCCCGCACCATTCTCAGCTCTCGCCATACAGCGAGTTGATGGGCGAGGCGATGAACGCCTACCTTGCAGCATCGTCCAACGCGGTGCAAGAGGCAAGAGGCATCGCCGCCGCCGGGACAGCGAGAAAAAACTAGCCATCCCCAACTGGCTTGCGAGCTATGCCTGGCGCATAGCGAGCATCACCGGCTGGGGCTACACCGAGATCATGGAGGAGCTACCAATCGCGGCAGGCTTGCAGATCCTTGATTGCGATTCATACGCAAGCGGCCATCAACGCACCTATCGCAACGATGCAACGCCGTTTGACTCCCGCGCTCTAATTGACAACGCACTCGCTAAATTATTATGAGCCTCGACGTAAAATTTTCAGCTACTGATGCAGGATTCACTTCGACCGTTTCCAAGGTCAAGACCTCGGTGAAGAGCATGGATGACTCGGTGGCAAAAACTGCCAGTTCTGTTCAAACATCATTCGGCTCAATGGTAAAAGCGGGGGCCGCGCTGGCTCTTGGCTTTGGCGCCATCAAATTAGCAGCTAACGCGATTTCTGGGACATTTAGCACGTTCAAAGACGCGCTCGACCTCGGCGGTGAGTTGTCCGACCTGTCAGATCAAACCGGCGAGACCGCTGGCAACCTGCTGGTTCTGCAACGCGCGTTCGATAACTCTGGCGTCGGTGCTGACAAGGTCGGCACGTCGATCAATAAAATCCAGAAGGCGCTGGTGGAAGCATCGCAAGGGTCTGACCAAGCTCGGGAGAAATTTAATGCCATCGGCCTAAGCTGGTCTGAGTTGGCCACAAAGTCACCCACCGAGCAGCTACGGATGATCGCCAAGGCGATCTCAGAACTGCCGACACCGGCAGAGCGTGCCGCGGCGTCCATGGAATTTTTCGGCAAGTCGGGCGGCCGCTCACTGGCATTCCTGAAAGATTTCGATGGCGCGGTCGCGGACGCAAAAGGCGAGCTAGGAACCATGCCGGACGTCATGGACGAGAATGCCCGCGTTTTCGACACCATCAGCGATAAAATCACGGTCATCGGCGGCAAGTTCAAAGAGTTCGCCGCTGGCGTGCTTGGTGAAATGACACCGATGTTGGAGACCATCACCACCGCGTTGGCGGGGATCGACATGGCCGGATTTGGCCAACGCCTAGCGCAAGCGTTCATCGGTGGCACCGCCGCGATGGATGGCTTCACCTCGGCACTGAGCGCACTCAAAGTCGGCGAGTTCTCGCTGGCATTTGAGATGGCATGGGCGTCGATCAAACTTCAGGCGAAGCAGACAGCCAACGAGATTTATCGCAACATGGTTGCGGCGTTTTCCGCGGCAGCTGAATTCCTCACTGATGTGCTCGGACCTTATAGCGCGATCTATGGAACCATCTCAAACGCTTTTGTTGTTCTTGGAAAATCTCTAGCGTCGTCAATCGCTAGTTCACTCACGCCGATTTTCGAGGCATTGCCGGTAATCGGCACAGGGATCGGTGAGAGCATGCGGGAGGCAGTGAAAAACCTCGACGGCGAGCTTGATCGTGCCACGAAAAGGATGAACGCCTACGGCGGAATGATTAAGGATGACTTGACGGACGCGGGCAAAGCATTCCCAGAGTCATTCAAATCCGCCTACGAAGCGACGCAGCCGTTCATCAATGTCCAGGATGACATGAAAGAGGTTGATCGACTCGCCGGGGAGGTCAACAAGACCGCAGCGGGCCTAACGTGGAACATGACCAGCGAGATCGAGAAGATCCCGCAGCTCACATGGAACATGAAGGATCACATGAAGGAGGGCGCGGGCGCGATGGAGGAGGCGGCGAAGACCGTCAAGGAAACCCTCAGCCTCTCCGAGCAGATCGTCAAGCGCATCAAGGAAGCCCAAGGCAAAGAAGCCGTGGACAAGGGCGGCAAGCTCGAAAAAGCGGCGAACGAAGCCATCGAGGAACGCGATTTCGACAAGGCTGAACGCATCCGCAAGAAAATCAAAGGCAAGGAAGAGGATGCTGCGATCCGCGAGGAATTCGGAGGCGACAAAAAGACCGCCAAGTCCATCCGCGACATGGCGAAAGAGGCTGGAATTGACATTACAAAAAAGAGCAACAAAGAGCTCAAGGATGAACTCACCAAACGCACCGACAAAGCGAAAGATGAGATGATGAAGAAACGTCAAGAAGAAATGAAGCCTGGAGAAGAAGGAAAAAAAGAAGGCAAACCTGGCGAAGCAAAAAAAGAAAAAGAACAAGCCTTCGATCCCCTACAAAAAGCCGTGGATGCCATCCTAGCCTTAGTTCAAAAGATCGAACCGAAACTGCCCACCGCCGCGCTCGGAGCCTAAATCACAAAACCATGGCAATCATTTACGAACAAACTCCCGGCGCGCTGATCGCCACACCGGGTCGAACCGTCAACTCGTTTGAGAGCGGAATCATCCGCGTGGACCGAACATATGTTTGCGCGACCAGCAGTGCTGCCAATTACCGAGACGTTCTCGTGCTCGGAGGCGTAGCGCCAGATAATGATGCTTACCCCACACTCGACGGCTTATACATCCATCCAACACCTAACGAGGTTGAACGCGGCGACGGGTTTACCGAGTTCCGCGTTTCATCCTATGGTCGATTGACTACTTCTTCGCCCGACATATTAAGCAATGTCCGAAATCATAATCAGGAGCTTTTTATCAATAACACCGGATCGATAAAATATTCCGTGTATGAACCGTCAGGAACCATCACTTTGAGGTATGATCAAGTGCTGAATTTTGAGAGTTTGAACTTGCCAAACGATATCCTGATGCCCTTCAATTTGCGACTTTTTGAAACTACATCCGCAGATTACACTTTTTCCTCCATCGTGGAACTTGGCAAGCCATTTTCCGCGAACAATTTGTTTTATGCAGAACTTCAAAGAGCAAGCGATCGGTTGTATTCTATACGGTCATCCATCGACTCTACTCGTAATAGTTTGATTCAAGCTTACACGGCAACCTTCACAAGCCCCACTGCACCAGATCGCGTGATCTCGTTTTGGGTTTATTTGCCGGAAGTGACGATCACCAGTCAAAACGTCTTCGGCGCATTTTCCGAAGTCAAATTCAATTCAATCCGCGACAATGGCGGTTATGCTCGAGAATCATGAGTTTGCCCGTAGATTTTGAAGGCAAGGTCAGGCAAGCACCAGTTGTCGGGATCAACGGCTACCCGTATCAAATCTCCGCGCGGGATCTGATGGCCAATTTTAAGTATCTCGACCAGTGGCCGCAAACTCCCGGCGCAGGAACATATGTCCTCGGCTGTGTGGATGGCGTGGTGCAATGGCTCGAAACAGAAGGCTGCGAATCATCATCAGCATCGGCATGATTAAAACCAGTTCAGGCAGAGTTGTCTTAAAAAACGGCAAGGCATCCTGCGTATGCTGCGGATCGTGCAATTTAGAGTGGATCACTACTTACAGCGGACAAAATAATGGCAACCCTTGGACTATCAGCAACAACGGGTCTGGGCTTAGAATTGATTTGGAAGACAGTGAAAACTGTGGAGGGTCAAATGAAAACGTCCAGTCAGGCACAGCGATCGCCACCATCACAGTCGTCGGTTCCAACGTAGAGCTTGGGTTTGCGTTTTCTGGAATAGCAGAGATGCAAGACTCTGGCTACGAGAACATCTCATTTTACTTGGACGATGAACGGGTTGCATCAGCTACATCGCCCGGTGGCAATCTAGGTTGCGAGATGGGACCGTCTGTCGTTACATACTGGGTCAATCCGCCCTACATTCTTGAAGCCGGAACGCACACGTTTTTGGTTGATTTTAGCTCTGGCGACAGCCTTTTCCACGTCGGCAGCTACTATGCAGCCGAATTTACATGCCAAGCAATAGCACCATGAGAAATAAAATAGCACCTAATTGCCAGCATCGCAGAACGACGGCAAGCAATAATCTGTTTTCTTGCTCAATCGGCCTTTACGGAGGTCATCCGTATTTAGGCAACTGCATTACTTGCGTAGCAAATGCAGAAAACAACGCGGAGCATTTTGAGCAGTTAAAAAAGCGACAAGCGATTTCGCACCCACCCCAGGCGCGCCGCGTGTCTGGCTGCTGCGATTCAGCACTAAACCCTTCAGTTTGACAGCCAGCTAATCAGCGTAAGCCATCACCACTATGAACCTTTCCAACTCCCGCGCCGTCATCGGCCTGACTTCAAAAGCCACACCGACCAGCACCGCCGTGAATGGCATCGTTCAGATCGGTGACAATTCACAAAACATCAGCTTGCCCAATGTTGATGTCGCCTATTCCATCCGCGCATTCTTCGCTGCTGGAACCCCTACATTTGCGGTCAACCTCACTACCGGTGCAACAACCGGATCGACCGCGTTTGTGACTGGTTCTGGACAAGTCGAGACCGCAACGGCGGCCGGAACATGCACAAATTCCGGCGATATCACTGTAACGGTGACGAGCGCAGGTATGACTGGCTCACCGCTAGCCGTCAGTGTGCCGATCTTGAACGGCGACGTGGCAGCCACATGGGCGACCAAGGTGCGCAGTGCGCTTACCGCTAATGCTGTCATCGCCGAGCGTTTCACGATTACCGGCGCAACGACTGCCATCATCCTGACTCGCAAGCCCGGCCAAGTGCTGACCGATGGCACAAACTCGGTCAACCTTTTCGTAGCTACCGACGCAACGCTTAATGTGGCGATTGCTGCTGGCACCACAGGCATCACTGCCGCAGCCACATCCGCAGACACCACAGCAGCCACCGTGACAAGCGGCGTTTACATCCTCGATGGAGACGCTAAAGACTTTGAAGGCGTGACTATCCCGACTTGCGTTCCAAATGGAGTGCTTTTCGTTAATGGCGGAACGAACGCACTGACTGCGACCGGTGGCGGCACGCTAGCCGGGCTCGACATCGAGGGCGGATCGTCCATTCTGTTCGCTGGCGGCAACGTCCTGACCGGCGAGACTGCACTGAGCATCGTCGGCGGATCGACTTTCTTGACCGTAACTGTCCTTGCTAACGCGTAAGATGAGCTGCTGCCCATCATCACCTCCAGCCATCGAGCTGCCATGCGCGTTCAAGGGCGCGACATGGGACGGCCTGACCTGGCGCATCGACTCGACCGACGGCACCGACTACGACGCGGTGCTGTCATCGGCGCGCTTCCAGTTGCAAGACTCGGCTGGGGCGGCCGTGCTGACGCTCACGAGCGCCGTGGGGACGGAGATCACGCTGAACGTGACATCCGCCCGCCTCTGGTCGGTGACGGTCGAGAAACGCCTCCTGACGCTCGACGCGGGCATCTACTCATGGGCGCTGGAGACGACTGACGCGGACAGCACGATCAAGGTGCAGCTTATCGGCACGCTCACAGTAAAGCCTGACCTTATCCTCTAAAAATCACATGGCAACAAACGTCACAGTTACCGCCAATCAAGGCTCCACACAGGTGACAGTCATCACCGGCGAGGGATCAACCAGCTACTCTGTAAGCACCGGAGCACGAGGGCCAGCCGGAGCCAATGCACCTACTGTCATCGTCGATCAAACGATCATCGATGGCAGCACGAACGCCGTCGCTGGCAATGCGGTCTTCGACGCGCTTGCGCTCAAAGCTCCGCTTGCATCGCCCACGTTCACGGGCATCGTCACCGCTCCTCGGATCACCGGCAAGTGTGATGGGCTTGAGGTGTTTTGCAAGGCCGGTCTAGCGATCGCTGCTGGGCAGGTTGTCTACGTCACAGGAGCATCCGGCAACAATATCATTATCGGTCTTGCACGAGCAAACGCAGAGGAGACATCCAGCAAGACGATCGGCATTAGCGAGTCAACCCTCGCTAATAACGCCACAGGCTACGTTATCACCGAGGGACTGATGACCGTCAGCATCTCAGCCCCAACCGCAAACGAAGGCGATCCGATCTGGCTGTCGCCAGCAACCGCTGGCAGCATGGTTTTCGGAGCAGCCAATAAACCATTTGCTCCCAATCATATCGTCTATCTCGGAGTCGTCACACGCAAGACTGGCAACACAGTCGTTGAGATATACGTCAAGGTTCAGAATGGCGCAGAACTCGACGGACTTTCGGATGTCTTGATCACAAGCGCAGTTGCTGGACAAGCATTGATGCGCGGGGCAACTCTCTGGGAGAATCGCAATCTTGTCAGTGCCGACATTTCCGATGCGACCAGCGCAGCGACCGCCAACAAGCTCGCCCTGCGGGATGGCTCAGGCGGGGCGAACTTCGCAGCGGTCGGAGCGACGACGGTTACCGCGAGCGGCGTAATCTCTACGAATGGAAACAGCGCCAACATCTCCACCAGCGGACAATTCGCCCCTATCTACACACTCGGAGCCGACGCTTGGGTCCGCACAAGCGGACAATACGCCTACATTCGCACAAGCGGAGCCAACGCCGCCATCTACACACTCGGCTCCGACGCCAACATCTACACCAGCGGCACAGACGCCTACATTCAGTCGCGCTCGACCTTCAAGCTATTCAACGGCACTTACACAACCACGCTGTCCCACAGCCCCACTGCCAACCGCGCGATTGCATTTCCGAATGCTGGCGGAACTATCGCTCTGACCTCTGACATCCCCACTGTGGATGCCACCGTCATCGATGGTAGCGCGAATGCCGTCGCTGGCAACGCAGTATTCGACGCGCTTGCGCTCAAGGCTCCGCTCATCTCGCCATCTTTCACCACCCCCGCGCTGGGAGCCGCCACCGCGACTACCATCAACAACCTCGGAATCACTGCGGGTGCTAACGCGACTCTGACGATCAGGGAGTACAGTTCTATCTTCGTTGACGACGGTGGCTACATCCAGACAAGCGTAAACGGCCCTATTACCACAAGCATTGGCGGAAACATCAGCACAGGCTTATTCGCCCCCATATCCACCACCGCAGGTGGCTCCTTCGCCACAGGCATAGGTAGCCTGACTGGACCAGCTCAAAACGGAACCCTCGCGCTGATCGACCCATCGACCGGAACGCAGACGTTCACCGGATCGCAGATATTCAGCTCCACCACCCGCCCGACATCAAGCGGCACGGGAATGCCAGCGGCGACGAGCTTGATTACTCGCACGGATTTGGAAACGCAGCTAATGTCCGATGACTTTGTCTATGTGGTCGATGATTTTTTCGGAGGAGGATCTAATAACACTGCAACAATCGCACCGGGTCCATTACCGTGGCTTGTAACCACGCTTATCGGCACGTCATCATTTCGCTATGGGGCGAACACAGCTTTGAGTTTACCTTGCCCCGGCGGTGCATCCATTCAGACAGGCACAAACAACCGTGATTGCGGTGCGGTCAGCTTCGCAACCAATTACGCTGGCGGCGGGGCGATAACTCAAAATGATTTCAACTCCAGCACCATTTTGAAATGGCGGTTTTACGTCCAGAGTGCTATGGGTTTGCGTATTGGGTTGGGATTTCAGCCCGTTGCTCCAACATTCCAAGGCACTCGATTTATTGGCTTAACGGGTTGGCTACCCGCTACAGTTTGGCCCACCAGCACAGCGGTCTCGGTGGGAAACTACTACCGTCCAACCATACCTAATGGCAGACGTTATTATGCAAGTGTGGCAGGGACAACCGCAGGAACTGAACCCGTGTGGCCTACCGGAGCCGCATCGACAGTGACTGACGGTGGAGTTACTTGGACAGAAGACGGGCGCGATGGAAATGCAAACTTCCAATACTGCACACGCGATGGGACTGCGCTTACAGGCACTCAGACAGACTCAGGCATCCCTTATGCGGTTGGATGGCACACGTTCACATTGCGCTATTTGGGCAGCAATAACTGGGGGATGTCGGTGGATGGAGCGTCAGAAGCTACCCTGAACATCAACGTTGCGACACTCACGATCCTAATGCAAGCGCAGGCTTATACGACGGGTCAAAAACACCTGCTGTTTGATTACTTCAAATTTTTCCAACGTGTCAGATAACCGATAACACTATGTCCATCATCCGCCAACTCACCCAAGCTGAAGCCGATCTCGCGGCCAAAGAGCAACTCGTCCTGCAAGCAGGCGAAGCCACCCACCATCTCGCTTCGACGCTTGCCACCACCAACGCGCAGTTCTGGAGTCTTCCAACCGATCGCCTGCTCGCCGTGCTGAACGCCGACATCCCCGCCACGCTCGCCACATTTGCCGCCAATACCGCATTGGGCTTGCAGGTCAACGCCAGCCTCGATGCGCTCGCCGTGCCGAGATTCACCAGCCGCGCTCCTGTCACCGCTGGCCGCTCGGACATCGTGTTCGACGGAGCCGCATTTGTCTACGTCGCGCCGCCGGAACCAGAGCCAACACCGGAACCAGAGCCTGAGCCGGAATCAGAGCCTGAGCCAGAGCCTGAACCCGAGCCATGATGACCGTTCTCAAACTCCTCTGGTGCGTAATTTACATGCTGATCCCATTCCCAAAACTTCCCGAAAAATGACCGTCCCGACCGAATGGATTTTAATGGTGCTGCTCGCACTCGCCACCGTCATCTCGACGCTGGCTGCCATCATCTACCGCTCGCTGGCAACTGAGATTGCCAGCCTACGCACAATCGTCGCCAAGCTCCAGGACGACGTTGACCGACTCAGCAAAGGCTGCGGCCTTGGTGTTTGCCTTTACAAAAACCGCTAATGAAAACCACACTGATCGGACTGCTTTGCGCAGCCGCCGCCGCCATCCAAGGGATCGTCCAACAGGGCCACGATGTCGCTGATTGGAAGACCTGGGCGCTGCCCGTGACCCTCGCCGTCCTCGGCTACCTCGCCAAAGACTCCACCCCGCCCGCACCATGAAAACCCTCCTCATCCTCGCCGCCATTGCCTGCCTCACCGGCTGCTCGCTGACCGTCTCTCCTGACGGCTCGCGGCAGTGGTCAGTCAATGGCGACGAGGCCGCGCGCGCCCTGATCATCATCTCCGAGAAATGAGCAGCAACTACGACATGGAGCCGCCCGAAACGCCACCCTGGTGGCCGGGATTGGTCGCCATACTTGCGCTCGCCGCCGGGTTGCTCGCCCATTTGTTCGCAACCTACTGACGACATGACCACCGCCGACATCGAGGCCATGCAACGCAAGATCGACGGCGCCGGATTCCCGCTCGCCATCGACGGGCAATGGGGACCGAAATCCCGCGCCGCCTGCCAGAGCTACCTGCGCTCGCTGATGCCGACGCCTAATCCATGGCCGAGCCAAGACGAGTCATCGCTCGCGTCATACTACGGCGACGCCGGGGACGAGGACTACCTAGTCCGCCTGCCCGTCGCCGGTCTCGGCGTAGCCTACGACGGCCAACCGGTGAGCGGCATCCGCTGCCATCGCCGCGTATCCTACTCGCTTGGGCTTGTCCTCGCTGCCATCGCAGCCGGGCCGCACCGAGGCATTTTAGCGCATTACGCGGGATGCTACAATTTTCGAGCAATGCGCGGCAGCAGCCGAATATCGACGCATGCTCGCGGGATTGCCGTCGATTTTGCTTCTGGCTTGAATGGCAATCAGACTCCGTGGCCAGAAAAAGCCACGATGCCGCTCGAAGTCATGGAGGCCTTCGCCCGCGAAGGCTGGCTACCTGCCGGTGCATTTTGGCATCGAGATTCGATGCATTTTCAGGCTACTCGGTAATTTTTTTTGACGCGTAAACCATTGAAAAACAATGGTTTGCGCAAATCGCGTAAAAAAACTAAAAGAAATGTCTTTCCGTTGTCCTAGGCATCGCCTAGTCTCTTCTCAGTTGCACGACGCAACGCTAACAACAATACCAACTACCCCAATGACAACCATTCAAATTACCTCACGCCACTCCAGTGTTTCAGATGCAGTTGCCGCTGCCAATATCGACCTCTCCTACAATGCAGGTCTGGCTAAAAACAAGATCGCTGATCTTGACCTCAATGTAAGACAAGCATTCGTAACAGAGGATGGCAAGGTTATGTTCGTATACAACTGCGACATCCCAATCCTCCAAGAGTTTTCACCATTCATCAGTTGTCTCGACAATCGCCCATTTGCCATTGCATTCATCGACAAGATGATCATGAGCGTCACTGATCCACTCATCCAAAAAAATAAAGAAGGTCGCAAGGCAATCGCAAGGATGATCAAACAAATTACCGCAGAAAACAAGATCGAAGCGTTCGCCTACTAAACACCCACAAGCGGGTTCGATCCCCGCTTCACACACACCAATACCAACTAAAATGAAAACACTGACCACCATCACCGACATCAGCGTGTCGCGCATCGAATTTTGCGCCTATCAAACTCGCTAATCAAAACCAAACAAAACAAATAAAATGAACCACTCAGTTGAAATCACAAAGGAAGCAGCTTGGAAACTAATCGGAAACGATGAGAAAAGCTGGACAGACTACCAGCAAAACGAGCTTTCCGAATCGTCATTTTATTTGGCGCACGGGGTAAGGATCGCTGCAATTCACAATTACCTTTCCAACGTCACGCAATACTTTATTCAAGACATAAACGCATGAGATACTACATTAACACCGAGACAAAAGACCAGTGGCGCGGAGGCCAGCATGGTGTCGAGTTTTACTCCGACTCACAGGGCTGGATCGAGTCAGTATTCGTTAGCACCACTGAACTCATTGCATGCCACGATGTGATCGAGGTTGACGAGTGCGGCCATGTGCTGCGAGATGTGCAGCCGTGAGGCCGACATAACTAAAAACTATTATGAAAGACCACCAAATCAAAAGAGAATCGTCCGACACGTTCGGGCGGAACATGAAGGCGGACATCGCCCTGCTGCGGCGCGTTGTTGACCAAGATGATTACCGCAGTCAGCAGATGCTCGCCATGGCGGTAGCATCCAGCGTGTTGCTAGTGCTCTGCCTGGTGACAGCCATTATCCTCTGCACTATCTTCGGATGAACACGATCGAACTCACCAGTGCGTTGGCGGAGGCCGCGAAGCGCAATCTCAACTTGACGAGCCTCGCGGTGCTGTTGCACTGCGCCGAGACCGAGGGCATTTCATTGTCCGCGCTGGCGCGGCTGCTCGGCAAGACCAGCGGCTGCATAAGCGTGATCGCCGACAAACTCCAAGAGCGAGACCTAGTGCGGCGGCGGTCTATCCGCGGCGGCGACCGGCGGACATGGACGCTGGCCGTGACGGACCACGGCTACGGATTGCTCCACAACATTCTCGATCTCCCCGAAACAACAACAAAAACAAAACAAAACATAGCATGAAACTAAGCGAAAAAAGAAACAGCAACTTCACTCCGCATCCTGAAACCGATGGCCCGATCAAGGCTGTGCTCGTGGATGTCACGGAGCTGAAAAAGCGCATGACAAAGTATGGGGAAAAAGACGAGTTTCGGCTGGTCTTTGAAACCGATTGCATGGATGAGGAAAACGACAGGCGTTTTTGCATTTGGTCGCGCGGCTACACGCCTTCGCTGCATGAAAAAGCGGCATTGAGGAAAGACCTGAAAAAAATGATGGGCCGCGAGTTGACTCAGGCCGAGCTCGATGAGTTTGACCTTGAAGCCATAATCGGCCACGGAGTTAAGCTTATCATCCAGCACGAGCACAAAGACGACAAGACGTATGCGAACATCTCATTTATCGCACCGGACAAAGACAAAGCGCTCAAGCCAAGCGGCAAATACATCCGCATCCGCGACCGCGAGGCCACTAGTGGGGACCAGGCTTCGCCGCCCCAGAAAAGCGAACCTTCCGCCAAGTCATCCGACTGGCAGTCGGTGATAGTCCACGTCGGTAAATATCAAGGCAAGGCACTCGGGTCCGTCGATGAAGCCGGTGTGTCCAAACTCCTCGAAAATTGGCTGCCTCAAGCAAAGGCGGCGAAGAACGTGGAGGATGCAGAGCTAGTTATCGCACTGACCGAGCTTGCAAAGCTGCTTAACGGTGAGGTTTATTGATCCGCCAGAATACTGAATGACACGCCTCACCCTGCGCGACGCGGGGTGGGGTTTTCTGGGCGACACTACCAACCACCATGCCAACCATCGCCGAAATCATCGCCGCCAAACAAGCAGCCGCCACCCCGCCGGTTGCTACCGCACCACCCGTAGATGTCGATCCTTTGCTGGAGTCGGCCATCGACCGGATCGACCCGCCAGCCGCGGGAAAGCGCCGGGCGGGGCTGGTGCTAAGCGCCAAGACCCCGCTACAACCCGCGGAGGTAGCGCTCAAAGCGCATCACTCCGAGCTGCGGAGCCTATCGCTGCCGCAAGGGGAGGCGCTGCCAGTGCTGCCAGTGGCGGCAGACGCGGCGACGACCGCCTGGCATCAAGCCATAAACGCTTTCGAGACCGAGCTTTGTCTGATGCGCGATCCTGTGGATTCGGATCGGGGCTGGCTGGCTCTGCGATTGGACGGGCAGGAAATGCCGCTGCTGCTGAAATCGTTCATGCTGTTCGACCACCCGCAGACCACTCGCAGCCAGCCGTTCTGACGATCTCCGAACGCCTCGCCGCCAACGCCCGCAAGCTAAGAGAGAAACTCTGCCCGCCCGACCACTGTGAAACCTGTTTCAAAAACGCCTGCCGCCTCCTGCTCAAGACATGCTGCATCTGCAACAAAGGCGTGAGTCTATCCAAAACCAACTTTTTCCCAAGAACATGACAAAAACAAAGATTACCACCCGCTACTACATCCAAGCATCACTCGGTGGTGGTGAATGGTGCGACGTTTGCTCCAAAGGTTTTATTTCGCAAAAACAAGCTGAGCGGGAATACGACCGAATACTCCGCGAATGCTACCCGACGTGGCGCGGACTTTCGATCTGTTGGAAGATCGTCAAAAGACAACTCACGACGACAACGGACACCGAGATCGTCGTCTTTTCCACCCCGGCGCATGGCACGAAGCGGAGCCTGCTCGGCGAAATGTTCGTGCCGTCCTGGCTGCCGGAGCGCGAGAAGAAGCGGGTGAAAATGCGGCCAATACCGGGCGCACCGCAACAATGCCAGCCGACCTCGCAACTACCAATTTCCTAACTAAACACCACATGAGAACCTACTACGACCCAGAAGACGACACCTGCGAGAAATCCGACCGACACGAGCGGCTGATGGACCTGGCCGACCACCTCCGCGACGAAGCAAAAGACCGCGAGATGGAAGAGTCTTATAACAATTTCCCGGCACCGAGTGGTGCCGTCGAAACCTCGCCCGTGGCAATGTTGCCAGCGGATGCTGACACTACACTCTGGGGAGTGGGAGTCGGTGACGCAGCGGGCGGGGAACCGATTCCCAAAAAACCGAGGCACGAATACTCGCAGACGGCGCGGGCGCTGCTGACGCGCTGCTATAACAAGATGAGCGGGCGGGAAATCAACGCCTGCCAGATCGCTACGGGCGACTACGACACGACCGAGGTCTTCCGCGCTCACCTGATCGACTCACTGGCTATCCAATTTTCCAAGGAAATCTCAGAACACATAAACCAACAAAACCAATGATCACGAAAACACCAGACAAAGAAACGACCGCCTTGATCCTCGCCGGTGACGGCTACCAGCTGACCATCGCGCCGGAGGCGGAGGAGCGGAAGCAGATGCTGCTCGCAGCCGCCAGCGGCATCACCCGAGTGAGGACTAACGACGAGAGCGGCGACGCGCATTTCCAGTCCCGGCGGCTGGCGCGGCTGGCCATCGAAGTGGAGAAATCGCGCAAGGCGGTGAAGGAGCCAGTGAACCGGATCGGCAAGTTGATCGACGTGGCGGCGAAGGAGTTCATCGCGGAGATCGAGGCCGAGCAGACGCGGATCAACGGGCTGATCGGCGACCACGCGACCGAGGTGGCGCGGCTTAAAGCGATCGCCGAGGCGGAGGAGCGGCGGGCGTTTGAGTTCGCCAGGGCTGCCCGCGAGGCGGCGGAGGAGAGCGGCCGGATCGCCGACGTGCTCGCGCACCGTGAGGCGGTGGCGGCTAAACTGGCGGCCAGCGACGAGGTGGCCAGCACGAAGGTGGCGGATGGCGTGCGGTTCGCGTGGGACTTCGACATCGAAAACATCGCGGATGTCTATCGAGCGGAGCCGATGTTCATCAGCATGGAGATCAAGCGCGCACCGGTGCTGATGTGGCTCAAAGAGCTGGCGGCGGCAGATGAGGACGTGGTGGGCCGGGCCGCGCTGCTTGGGATCTTCGCATTCAAAAAGCCGGTGATTTCGAGCCGGTGAAATCCCCCAAGAACAAAACAAGTCCATCCGTGGACGCAACTGAGATAAAATTATGAGCGGACTTAATGGCCTTGGGTGGCCTAACCCAAAAGACGAACCAAAACCAACCAAATCTATGAGCGACACACCAGAAACAGACGCTGAAGTCAACGAGCTGAAAAGCGCGACAAC